ATGCTAGATGTATGGAACGTGATGCCCAGGGGCATCACACCACACAGCTAGACATTAAAAATCCATACGGACCAGCATGATGCTAGATGTATGGAACGTTATGCCCACAAGGCATAATACGTCCATACAATCAGCCATTAGTTTATACTATTTATTTATTGAATAAATAGTATGTATAATAAGTCCTATAGATGGATGGCCCAAACTTGATTGAACCAACCGTGAAATATCATTTATATAAAAGTTTAACGAAATGTCATGATACACGAGTGAGTATATACACCTGGGTTCTCAACATAGGGGTATTTGCAGTATTTGTTATTATAACAGGAGCTGCATTGTATTATTGTTATACGCGAAAACTTTCCCCCGAAGAAAGATACAATAAAATGATGCGCGATCAGGCATATATATTATCTAAAATCCAGTTTTATCAAAATGAGAGGATGAATATGCCACTATCGAGCATCACTAGTTTACCTATAGTAAAAGAACCGTCATAATGTCTGGTTGGGTGGACTGATGCCCGGGGGCATCATAGTCCATACAACCAGCATCATGCTGGCCGTATGGATTTTTAATCCATACGGTCAGTCATTAAAAAATCCATACGGTCAGTGAATAAAAAGTATATATGAATACTTTATATAATGAGTATTATTGATAGTCAAAGAGACCAAATTATAAAAGAAAATAACACTGCACAAGAAGAACTAGAGGGAATTATATCTAGACTAAATACGAACACCGACCAAATTGTTTTATCAACTCCATTGCATGGAGATTTAGATTTAGGTATATTAACATCCCGCGGTTTTAGAAATGTGGAAAGGATTATATTAGAAAAAGGTGAAGTTACGTCTATTCGAAATATACCACAATCCGTTTTATCGTTACAGTGTTCGAACCAAATGTTGATTGAGGTGTTTGATTTACCACCATCCTTAACAGAATTGGATTGTGATTACAATTACATCTCCAGTTTTTCAGGAAAAGGACTGAAGAAACTAACTAAATTGCATATTTCGCATAATCGATTAGAGGATTTGGAGGACTTGCCTAAAGATTTAGAAGAATTGTATTGCACAAACAATAAATTGAAATTGCTAAATCTAGAGGGGCTGAAAAGTCTCCGCGTTCTCCATGTTTCAGAAAACCCCGCCGTAACGATAGAAAATGTACCGGAAGGTATAGTTGATTTCCAATCAGACAATAGCCCATTTGCAGTTATTACACATGAACCAGTAAACAAGACTGCCCATATAAACACCGAACTAAAAATAGAATATCTAGAGGCATTGAATATCTATTTCCATCTGAAGAAAACATACGAAGAAAACTTGTTACATGCAAAGCGCGATTTATTTCGTTCGCAAAAAACAAAGTCGGCTGGGAAAAAAGCGGTGGCTACTATAAAGCCTAAATGTATTAATTGCGGTAAACCAGTAGGAACTATATTTGAACATAAGGACCGTATATACACCGCGATTTGCGGAGACCCTACATTATACAATAAGTGTAATTTGAATATTAAATTGTTTAGCGGGTTTTTCAATCACGATATGCACTATTTGTATCAGCTGAAAGAGATTGTTGATGAAAATAAAACCAAAATAGTTATGCAAAAACTAGACACGCTTTTCAATTATATGTCTGAAGGAGATGTAAGCAAATTATTCAAAGACGTAATGGAAAAATACGAATTATATAGTTCAGAATATAGAAATATTTTAGATAAAGTGAATAAAAAATACTATAACAAAGAGAACCGCGAATTAGTAAATGGAAAAATGCTGGAAATCAATACATTGTTTGCTCAATACAATACAATCATAGATGATTATAAGAAAAACTCAGAAAACACGGAATTACTACGTGATGCGGTTCGATTGTATATACGTGATATAGTGCCTAAAATGGAAAACTTGCGAACACTCAAATATGCATTAAATGAAGTAGACACAGAAATAAACATCACTGTTAAAACATATGATATAAAATCTACATTAGTACAAAAAACGGCTAAATTGCATGAAATAGATGAAACACTTGATGCATTTCCTAAAGTAATTCATTTTAGCAAAAAATCATAAACACCCATTAATGCCTGGTTGGGTGGACTGATGTCTGGGGGCATCATAGTCCATACAACCAGCATCATGCTGACCATATGGATTTTTAATTCATACGACCAGTCATTAATGCCTGGTTGGGTGGATTGATGCAATAACTCACTATAGCATCAATCTCCTGGCCTATACCTCTAGCATAATGCTGGTTGTATGGACTATGATGCCCATGGACATCACCCCACACCACTAGACCGTAAGAGCATCACTCCATATATCCAGCATGATGCTGACCATATGGATTAAAAATCCATACGGTCAGACAATAAATTACATGAGACAAACAATGTATTTATTGGCAAGCATTGTAATTAGAAACACCATCCCATTCTATTGCATTTTTGTTTGCCCAGTCTTTTTTATTACAAACGGAGGATTTGCCTGCAGAACTCCATCCAGCATCGGAAAAATTGATAAAGTTTCCAGCACTATCGTATCCGTGGGTCAATATTCTACCAGACTTGTCGGCAGGGTCATTTGTCAAATAAATATTTTCACCGGAATACAGGTTTCCCGAATTGACAGCGCCCTTTAGTGGTATAGTACAATTCCTGTCAGCAGTGACAATCCAGTTTTCAGGACAAGTATTTTCTATAGGTGGATATGTTTTATCTAAAATGGCATATTTGAGTGTAATACCAATTGCACTAAATATAATAATAAGAATAACAACTGCAACAACTAAAATGGTTATTTGAAATGTTTCCATAAATCTATACAATAAGTGAATAAAATATTATTGCATTTTGGTAAAGTTATTTAGGGATTTATACCGATTTATTTCTCTCAACACATTATACATTATGTTATTAAATCCATCTTCTATTAACAGTAATAACAGTATTTTGAATGTTTCTAAATATAATGGACGGGTAGATATTATACAAGAACCTCCAGCAAATATTCGGTTTCAGATGCAAGAAAAAATTGCAGTTAAAAACAAGGCTACTGCATATCGCGAAGCATTGACTGGAGTATGGGAAAACAATCTATTAGCACAAGTTTTTTTTTCTGCTGAAAATATTCAGATACTCCAAAACGGTATACGCGCAGGAGTGTATAAAAAATCGAATGGACAAATCAATGTTCCTCCTCAAAATATTGATGCCTTGAAAATAATTATGCGCAGCACCTATATGCAATATGCAGAACATTACCCTAATAATATCAAACAGCAAGTTGAGAGATTAAATGAAATTGTATTGGATTATTGTGTTAAATCGGTATATGGAGAGGCTATAGGATATCTAAAATATTGCCAAGACCAAAGTAGTTTGATTGTTCCATTTGACCGCCCAGTTCCCACAGACCGCGAATACAAACAGCTGGAATTGAAACCATTTTTCTAAATAATAGTTTATTATAGATTTTCTTGAATAAGTTTGTATATAGGGGTACGGCATAATGGACATACGCACCGGCTGGCAGTTTGTTTATTCAATACTCTGTTTATACAATCCCAACAAAATTGGTGTCCGCACGTTGTAGTTAGTATGCTGGGTGTTTTCTTTGTGTCCATACAAATAGGACAATCTATTTCTATGGGTTCATTTATAGTTTTTCGAGTAATAACGTATTTGATAGAATTATTTTGTTGGTATTGTTGCTGCTGCTGTGGCTGTAATCTATAAACATTTCGATTGTATATATATATTATAAAATTACGTAACCGGGTTATCGTATGATATGGAGTAGTTTGAGGTATATTTCGACTTCGTATAATATCACAAAGTAATTGGCATTCTTCTTCGGTAGGTAGCGGGGCAATAAATTGTTCGCAGTATTGCATGTATTGTAAGGGTATATTTTGGTCTTCTTGCGCCCATAACATTACAACATTGTTGAGCAATACGCTTAGGAATAATTGACGAGCTCTATATTCTTCTCTACGATATTTGTCGGATATTGCAACGGACAAACTGTCGATACACATTTCTTTGGAACATTTTTTATAGTTAGAGTATGTGTATTTGGATAATATAAATTGCAGGCGTTTGACGTCGATTGTTTGTAACCAGTCGATAATTTCTTGAAATGGCGGGAAACGACCGACCCTTTGTTTTAATTCTCTTACTGTATTCATTGTTTCCGGGTCGTTACACGATCGGATAGTATGTCCTTGTATTCCGCAATATCCGCATTTTGGGGGAGCCCTTGCTTTTTTTTCAGCAAGAAGGGGTGCAATATGAACGTCATCCGCAGTTAAGTCAATAATTTCGGACATGTTGATAAAGGTTTGTATGAATTGTAATAATATAAATAATATGATTGTTTATCATATTATTTATTAAAAAAATATTTTCAATTTTATGTTTATTTACGATGTTTACGTGTTGCTTTTTTGCCACCTTTCTTATGTTGTTTGGAGGATTTTTTATGTTTACGTCCACCAGCCGTTGGGGGTGGGGTGGAAGAGTTTATTCCGAATATAGATGAAACCCATTGTATCAATGTTTGTTTAGGTTTTTGATCAGCAGATGCTTGTTCGACAGTAGGTGGTTCATAAGTTTTTGTAGGTGACAGGTCCATTATCTATACCTATTTATATATAATAGAATATATTTTTATTTCACAGGTTTGGTTACAGATTTCTTTGTAATTTTCTTTATTTGAGGTCCTACGCCACCGGATTGTATTTTCTCGCGTTTCGCCTTGTATGTCATATATTCTTTCTCAAACCCATCCAATTCATTCCACCACATTGTTTCCAATGTAGTTGCCAAGAGTATTTCCAAGTCTTTTTCACATTGTGCCTTTTCCTTCAATATTTGTTCTACATTTTCTTGTGTTACTGAATCCATCGGCATTTTGACTAAATATTTATAATCCCCATCCAACATATCATACTTACGCGCAACCATAAGTTCCAATACTTGCGCGGCGGTTTTACGTCTCAAGTCCACTACACCTTCCAATGTTTCCACTATATACCTAGCGCGGTTCGATAATTTCATCAATTTACGCTGCATTTCTTCGACCAAGTTCGCCTTCCGTTTGCCATACATATTCATACGCACACCATAAAAGTCGTCAATGATTTCTTCCACCGTCATGTATTTCCGCAGTTTACATTCCGAATTGAACATGTGCATGTTAGTGGTGCTCAATGTAGTCGATAACTTGAGTAGTTTCTCCACTCCATTAATACCAGTACTTTCTATGGCACTCTCTAACTCATATAATTTACCTCGGGGAAATTGCACCGTAATATCTACAGCTACTTCGGTGCAAAGGGAAACGAAATCTTTAATGGAGGGGGCGATTTTCTTTCCAGCCTTGTCTACTCCGCCATCCATCAGTCCTTCTAACATAGTGATATAGGGCATCGTCCAGGTTCCAATGGGCAGTTCAGTAATACGTACTTTATCGTCGCCAATTTTCTCATAACAACCCCGGACTAAATATTTCTGGTCGCCGCATTTGTGAATAGTTCCTTTATATCCCTGATAGTAAGGAATAAACTCTATTGTGTCTGTAGACATACCACGGATTTTGTTTTTCAAATACTTCAAAATATCCAGTGGATTAAATGCAGGAATAGAGCATGAAAACCCCGTGCCGATACCTGAGATACCATTCACTAAGGCAAACGGAATAATGGGTGCATAAAACTCGGGTTCTACCATAGTTCCATCGTCATTCAAATAAGACAATACTGCATCATCCATATCTGGAAAGATAGAACGTGTCAACGGATTGAGCATAGTGAAGATATATCTCTCTGATGCACTATCATCACCTCCATGCAACCGGGTTCCAAACTGTCCATTGGGTTCCAAGAGATTGATATTGTTCGACCCCACAAAGTTCTGCGCCATATTTACTATAGCTCCATTCAGAGAGGCTTCGCCATGATGGTATGCACTATGCTGTGCAACATATCCACTGAATTGGGCTACTTTTATTTCTGAAGTAAGCCGGCCTTTGAAAGTTGCATATAATATTTTTCGCAAGGAAATCTTCAATCCATCGACCATATTCGGGATAGAACGAGCACAATCATATGTGCTAAAGTGAATGAGTTCGCGGTTCATGAAATCCTCATATTTCACAGTGGGATGCGATGTGTCTAAATATGCTTCCTTGTCGTAGTCTTCCAACCATGATTTACGGTCATCTGTGCGCTTTTTATTGAAGATTTTGTCTATACTGTCATCACTTGACTGGCCATTGTATTCAAAATCTACTATTTTCTTGTTGGCGAAATATTCTTTAAACTCTGCGGAAGTAGATGTTCCTAAACCTTTAAAATATTTGATTGTCCAACCAGTGGGACCTTGTGGACCAAAAGACTGTTTCCATGTATCATATTCCCCCTCGTTGTAAAATACCAACGTCTGAGGACCTTTCTTCGCGCGCAAGATCGGAGTGTTCATAAAGGAAATAAATCCCGGGATATGTACTAGAGAAGCCCATTCTGAATGGAATAGATTGATACACAAGCCTTTGATATGAGAACCATCTAAATCTTGATCCGTCATTATCATGATTTTTCCATATCGCAAGTATTGATACACGTCTTCAATACATGTATATTCACGACCGCTTTCCAATCCCAAGATTTTCTTGATATCAGTGATTTCTTTGTTTTCCGCTATTTTCTTCAATTGTTCCCCGCGCACATTTAGGAGTTTTCCTTTCAATGGATAAATACCGATTGTATTGCGGTCTTCGGCCGATAATCCAGAAACAATACCAGACATGGCACTTAATCCCTCACATAGAATGAGAATACAGTGTTTGGATAATGGTCCACCACTATGGTTTGCATCGATGAGATTGGCAATACCGCGAATGGTCTTGGTTTTGGAACCATCGGTGATTTTCTTCGCGATGCGGGCTTCTTTGGCTTCTGTAAGAGAACATGCCATATCCATCACGCCCATTTTAGCGACTTTCTCAATAAACCCGTCACTTACCGTGCACCCGGAACCAAACTTGGAGGATGGAGTATTCATATAGTCTTTGGTTTGACTATCAAATGACGGGTTTTCCACATCACATCGCAAGAACAATACAATCTGTTCCTTGATTGCATTGGCATTCACTTTTATTTTCTTCTTTTTCTCGATATAATCACACAATTTGCGAATAATCTGACCGGTAATGTATTCCACGTGTTTTCCGCCTTTGAATGTGCAAATACCGTTCACAAAGGAAACCTGAATAAACTCATGGGTAGGTGAAAGTGCTACGGCATATTCCCAACGTTCATCGGCTTGTTCATACACCCGTCTTGCATCATCGCCTTCTGTTTTTGCGCCAATGTATAAATCGATATATTGTTGGAAGTTTTTTATGGGAAGCGCCGTTCCATTTAGACTGATTTTGATTTTCTTTATAGAATGGTCAGTGATTGCTCCTATATCGTATACACGCTTTCTAAGGAGCGCCAACATATCGGGAGTAAGCCCGGCAATGCCAAACCGGGCATAATCAGGTTTGAATGTAACCTTGGTATATGGTCTTGTAGAAGAACATTTAGTGATAACCGGTGGCTTAATGACATCCAGATTGGCACCAAACTCCTGTACATATTTCAGCCCCCGGGTATGGTCTACTGTTTCTACCATACCATAGGTAGACCAAATAAGCACCAATTTGAACCCGAACCCATTTTTCCCACCTACGATTTTCTTCTCGTCTTTGTTGTAGTTGGTGGAAGTGCGCAAATGTCCGAAAATCATTTCCGGAATCCAAATATCGTATTCGGGATGTTTAGCAATATCAATACCATTTCCGTCATTTGCTAGTGTAATGGTTCCATCGTCAGCAATGGTTATATCAATATAGCTGACAAACTTCTTGTCAGAACTGCTAGATTGTATCATTCGTATAACGTGGTCGCGGCAATTTACAATACCTTCGTCAAATAATTTGTATAATCCTGGGATATAATTGATTGTTTTTAGAGTAATTTTATTGGAGACATCATCATATACCCACATATCTGCATCCACATTTTCAACAGACCCAATATAGGTATCGGGATTGTCCAAAATATGTTGCTTGTCGGTTTTTCGTTGATATTGTTGAGCGAGAGAGGCAGAAGAAGTAGTAGACATTATTTAGTAATAGATTGGTAATAGTAATAATAACAATAATAAGGGGGATATGGGTATATACTATTCTTAGACGCTTGTCTTTGTTTCAATTTTCTAAATAATAAATGTAAAATGTATATAGTAAACCAATATGAGTGAAAATCCTAAAATCGATTATTGTCTCAGTAAAACGAATGGTACGGCATTAAACAAGGCTACAATGACATGTTCTCAAGTGCAATATAATAAAATAAATACAGGTGGAAATGACCCATCTATGTCACAAAAAATGCGATATGCACAGATTGTTCGGTCGAGTAAAACACAAACCGGGTTTTTGAATAGGTGAATATTTAGTGTCTGGTTGAGTGGACTGATGCCCCGGGGCATCATAGTCCATACAACCAGCATCATGCTTACTATATGGATTTTTAATGTCTAAATGTGTGGTGTGATGCCCGGGGGCATCACGTTCCATACATTTAGCATCATGCTGACCATATGGTCAGACATTAGAAAAACAAAATTATAATATTTGTATAATATATAAATATTATGAGCTCCGATGCCAATAATATTCAAGCCAGTATATATAGGTATACTGAATTAATAGAAGATGTTGATATATTAATAACAACTATTATTACAAAATTAGATCGTCATGTTCTTGGGTTAAAATCCACTTATAGATTCCTAACAGAACTTTGTAATTCAAAAAATAACACAGCGGAATCAGAAAATAACACAGCGGAATCAGAAAATAACACAGCGGAATCAGAAAATAACACAGCGGAATCAGAAAATAACACAGCAGAATCAAAAAATAACACAACAAAACAAAATATCCGTGACACACTGAATATACATGAACTCCATGTGAATGCAATATACGAATTACTACGCAATTTGGTCAAATCAAACGAATTAAGAATCCAATTAAACGAATTGGACCCCCAATTAAACGAATTGGACCCCCAATTAAACAAGTTAACCCCCAGCGAATTAGAAAAATTAAGCACCCAATACGAAAAATTAAGCGCCCAATACAACCCCCCCTCAGGAGGAAAGTGTTCTAAAAAAACTTCCAGAAAATCAAAGCGTAAATTCGGCAAATCAAAAAAGAACCGCAGAAAGTCTAATCGCCGCCGATGAAAATATTTAGCAAATTATTCTTCCCACCCTATTCAACTTTTTATATATTTATTATATATAACCATGAAACGACCAGTTCGCAACGAAAATGGAAATTACGTCATCAAGGGTAAAACCTACAAGGAATTATTCGGGTCGAGAACCCAAGTTCACAATGGCACTGCGTACAAAACAAGTGGCGGCCTCACTAAAGGCGATTTGCTAATGAACAAATGGGGACGCATTGTTAGTGAGAAAAAACACAAGACTGCTAAAAAGGAAAAGCGTCTGCAGAAACATGGATATTTCACTAAGAAGGGGCAATTTGGTGCCATAAAACGTGGCGGAACCCGTAAAAACAAATCTCAAAAAAGGGGCGGTAATCTCGTAGGTTCTCCAGTAACCTCACTCAATTTGAAGCCAGCTCTTGTGGATGTGGCTAAATAAATGAAAACCCCGCAATAAATACAATAAATTATAAATATATATATTATATATATTATATATATTTATTATGATATCAATAGAGACATATGAAACCGTACTTTATTTTTTAGTTTTTTTCAAGTTTGTTTTCATAATTATTTATACAGTTCACATGTATGGTTTATTATTTGATAAAAGAGTGTACGACAACTCATTAAAAACGACAATTATAATGGAAAATATATTCGTTATAGCAATGGGATTTATATTGTTGTATAGATTTAGCAAAGATACTATACAAATAAAAACAGAAGAAAGAGTATTAATGTGGACATTGACATTTGTTATGATACTGAATGGTTTAGTCAAATTGTCTGAAATAAATTGGGAGTTTAATTAATGTCTGACCGTATGGATTAAAAATCCATATGGTCAGCATGATGATGGTTGTATGGACTATGATGCCCGAGGGCATCAGTCCACCCAACCAGACATTAATGTCTGGTTCGTATGGTTTTTTTATCCATACGACCAGACAATAAAGTATACACTATACAATATATTCAGAGCATCTATCATGCACATATTTTTCAAAATACGATTTACTTACAATTAACGACTGTTTTGACCCGGTGCAATTTTTGCAATAAAATTGGTATGCATCATATATAGATGATTTCCCACTGGTTTCGTATAAATTGTTCATAACCATTTGTATATCCATTTGCTTGTCCCACAGTGAACAGTGTATCTTATATAAATACTTGTCTTGGTCTATTTCTATATGTGGATAAAAATAGGTTATCAAATCCAACAATTGCGAATGGTTAAATGCCGAAACCGGTTCACCCTGGGTTTCGCACCATATCTTGAATAAAATACTCAATTCATCAATTTCAAAATCATACTCTATGTTATCTTCTTGAATAGTGATGGTATTTTCCCAAAACAGAATAAACCGCTGTATAGCGGGCAAATGTTTACTGAAAATCCCAATAAAACTATCTGTATCTTCTTTGTAATGTTCTGCCAATTTTTGCACAATCATGTTTTTCAGGGCGGTTTGAAACATAATTGCGGGCAAGTTTTTCGTTTCCAAGAATTGTTTCCATAAATACTGCATATTTTTCCACGTTATTTGTCCAGTAATCGTTTTTGCATCTGGTTGTCTCTGCGTTTTTTGCAAATATTCTGCTATAAAACTATCCACAATAACAGACGATTCATTGCGATGTAAATAGAAAACCGATTGACAAAGAGGTTCGTCGTTTGTGTGTAATAGGAATGCATCGGAACAATCAAATCGCATAGAATAATGGCATGCAACGCATAAAATATCTAGTGCCCATGTAATCAATAATGGTCTCCAAATACATTCGTTTTTAATAATGTCGTTTATTTTGAGTATACGGGAGTGTTGGTAGCTATGTTCATGGTATTTGTGTTTGATTGTTTGAAAAAGATTTGTACCCAAAAAACTCTGACACATTGCATTTAGTTCTCGAATGAAATGTTTTGCATTGGCGCTGAGGAAATGCACCAAGTGGGTATTCTTTTTGAAAATATTGTCACCGATAATAGTGAGGAAATACTTGGCTTCCGTTCTGGTTGCAAATAGCGTGGGATGTAAAACCGATAGAACATTTTGGATTGTGTATGATTCAGGAACCGATTTCAGTAAATTGTTATTTTTTATGCGTTTCATGACGTATACTTTGGTCCGTTGTTTCCACGACATCAACTGTTGGTCTTTTGTAATGAGTGTAAGAATATGGTGCAATATATCATCTTCATTATGAATACGATAATGTTTTCCGTCATAATGGAAAAATAATTCGGTTGCAGGGACATAGAAATATTGATTTCTATAAAGAAAATCGCTTATAAATGTCTGTTGCTCCATCGTAAGTTCTTCAATTCTGGATACCCGGGTTTCGTGCGTTTTATCCAGTATATCTAATTGGTGCGGTATTTGATTGCATATACAATTGTATATTTTGGATAACATATAGGGATTATTGGCATATTTAGCAAAAAGTTCATCGACCGTTCGATGCGATTCTACTATTTTTTCATTTGTTTCTGTAGTAATTGTGTTCATATTTGCAGTGTAAATACATATAATAATGGCTGTATGTTTATATAGTTTATTATATGTATTAATGACTAGCTGTGTGGACTGATGCCCAGGGGAATCATAGTCCATACAACCAGCACGATGCTGACCATATGGACTTTCTATCCACACAGCTAGACATTAATGTCTGGTTGGATGGATTAAAAATCCATACGGTGAGACAATAAATATACTTTGTACATTGTACTATATATACTATATACTATATACTATAATGTTTGTCAATTGCCCTCATTGCAATGTATCTATAGAAATCATACAACTTAATGTCTGATCGTAGTGGTTAAAAATCACTACGATCAGCATGATGCTGGTTGTATGGACTATGATGCCCAGGGGGCATCAGTCCACCCAATCAGTCATTAATTGTCGTATATTTAGGTGTGGAATAATGAAATCCACCGGTCTACAAATAGACCCACATTTACCTAAACCTCAATGCGATGCATTGGCCGAAACTGGGGAAATACACGGGTGTGGGAAACCATTTAATGTCTGGTCGTGTGGATTGAAAATCCGTACGACCAGCATGATGCTGGTTGTATGGACTATGATGCCCCCGTGCATCAGTCCACCCAACCAGACATTAGGGTAGATATTGGAACAGATGGGACCTTGTATTGTAGTGTATGTGAATATATATGATTATGTATATATATCAGTCCACCCGCCCATACATAATGGTTTTAGGAATAGCCCATTTTCCTTCTAGATTTGCAGGGTCAGTCGGTTTGGCGTAAAAAAGGTTCTTGTCAAAAATAGTATGGCATGCATTACACTGGCATTGAGTTGCATTGATAAGAAAAAACCGGCCTGCCATATTGGGAGTTTTACCAGATACCTTACAAACAGGACAATCATAATTGCATTTTATAGATTGAGATGACATATTTGAGCCCATATGTATAATAATATACAAATAATAATGATAGTAATATAATCTATTTATATCATTATTGTAAATATTTTTTTAATGACTGGTCCGTATGGACTATGATGCCCCCCGGGCATCAGTCCACTCAACCATACATTATATACTTACGACACTCTTTACAGTAGTAGGTGTAATATACTCACTAGTGCTGTCTACCATTGACACTTTCAAATGTTTCGCAATAATGGCATTGGTTTTAAATACTTCTTCTGACGGAACTACCGCAAACCATTGGAACTTGGGTCGCTTAAGTATTTCATCGGCCGGTATATAAATACCATAATTATTCTTTGCTAAATCCAGATAATTCTCTTCCATCAATTCTTCCAATAAAATGGGTTTTCCAGTCTGCGTTTTCACACCGACCAGTTCTCCCCCAACCAATGACATTTTATCTTGTTTTATGGCATTTATACACCATTGTGAGGTATCTCCCGTAAAAGTATTTTCGCTGCTAAAATGTGGCGATAAATTACGATTTTTCAAATATTCAATGAGCTCTTTTACAGTTTCGTCGTTTTTCTTAGCGCCCATGAAATATACGGATGGTATGAAACTAGATGCAGTATTATTGTCTTTCATTTGGTTGACAGTGCGGTTAATTTGCTGACAGACAAACGGTTTTTTATTTTCTTCGGCTTCCTTCCATAATGGTTTCAGAGATTTCGAACACAAAAAGGAATTGGGCACGACCAACCCGCCATAGTAATACACCAATTTCAACATACCGAGTTCTCTGTAATAGGATTTGTGGGGCTCGGCTACATTCGGTAAATCAATGTCCCATGATGGGATTAATTTACTAAATGTGTCATCATCTATAAGGCAAATATTAAAATCGTTACCGCAATGGTTTATAATTGTTTTTATAGTTAAATGCAAATATGGCTGATTTAAGTCCAAAGATGTTCTCGACTGAAAGCTTTTCCATTGGCGTGAATTGACCTCGTATTTAGAATGGACCCATAGTTTAGGTTTATTAAATCCATATAGAGGAGAATCATTTAGCAAATATTTGCGAATAAGCTCATATTCGTCATTATTTGTGAATGACTGTTTCATATTCAATCCTACATAACATGCTATAGCAATGACACTAAAAGCCAATAAATAGTTTTTATTTTTTCCACTAAACATAATACAGTATTATATACTACCTGATTATATTATTTGAGAGAACTTTAGCTTTTACTCTATATGAATAAAAGCTAAATAGTCCATCTTATTGTCTGGTTGGGTGGACTGATGCCCCCGGGCATCACATCACACGACTAGACCTTAATGTCTGGTCGTGTGGATTAAAAATCCATACGGTCAGCATGATGCTAGCTGTATGGACTATGATGCCCGAGGGCATCAGTCCACACAGCTAGTCATTAAAAGAAATAGACAAAATAATTGATATTGTACTTTGATTTTTCATATTTCATTTTAGACCCATACATAACATCATTGCTTTTGCATATTTGTCTAACTACGTTTACAAATGTTTTATAGGAGAACTCGCGTGTAATGTAATGGGCTTTAGACGAATGATAATACTCTAACATGATTTTACAAAAGTCTTCGTGATATTTGTTATATATGAGAACTTTGAATGCATTTGCATCGACTAAATAGTATTTGTCCGTTTTTAGACATATTTTGTCTAATAAGTCCATAAGTAAATCTATCGGAACTTGTTTACGGAAAAGTTGATGCAACATAGGAATTGTTTTATTGTTTGTATAATATTATCATAAAAAATCTGGCGCATTCTTCCCGTATTCCTCCTATTTACTTTTGGAGAACCTTGTACATATTATTAGAAAAAAGAGCCAATTCAATACAGTCCTCATGTACGTTATGAAATATAGTAATGTATTTACATATTACTGGAATTATATTGTATTTTTCGTTTTCATTCAAAATGGCCGTATTTTTTACAAAAGTAAAAAAATAATCTAAAATGTCGATGACCGAATAGCCATAGTCATGTATAGAATAGAGTATTTGTATTGCTTCGGACAGTCGGTCTGTTTTTATATAATGGATATATGTTTCGAAATAGTCAGTGGAGATTATATTGCATATTTTTTTGCAGGTTTCCAGGGTAAGTCGGTCACTATAAATATATATTTTTTCTAAATAATTGATTAGATTGCGAATAGAGTTGTTCGATATTTGGATTAAATATGTCTTTATTTCTTCCGTTAAATAGATGTTCTCCATTTGCACTATTTTATCCATTATTTTGCGGAAATGTATGTCTGTAGGTGGGTCAAGTCGGATAATATGTGTTCTGGATTGAATACTTTCTATTACTTTTTGAATATTTGTACACACGGAAATAAAATTGACATTATTCTTGTATTTATCAATATAGTTTCGGAAAACTTGTTGGCTCTGTTCATTAATCATATCTATGTCATCTATTATTAACAGTTTCTTTTTACCGAAGATGGTACTACTTGACCTGCAAAATGTCTTCATTTCATTGCGGAAATAATTGATGCCCTGTTCTTTCAAATTATTGATATGCAGAATATTGTTTTCGGGGAAAGTGGATTCTTTAGAAAGACCATAGTATTGCCGAATAATTGCATATAGAAGGGTTGTTTTTCCCGAACTTGGAACGCCAATAAATAGCACATTTAGATTATCTATTTCAAACAAGGTATTTAGGACAAATTGGAAGTTCTCATCTGTATAAAAATCGGATATGTAATAGGGTTTGTATTTTGATATAAATGTGGTTTCTAAGTTCACGTTTGATATCATTTATGTAGTATATTATAAAAAATAGCAATAGTATTTATATTTATATTTTCAGTTCATATAAATATAAATATAATCATTTAGTGTTTCGTATATTCTATATCAAATGGACCATAAAAAATCTTATTACGATATATTAAATATTCCTAAAACTGCTTCGGAAAGCGAAATAAAAAAGGCATATAGGTCACTTTCATTGCAGTTCCATCCAGACCGCAATAAATCCCCCGATGCCCAGTCCATTTTCCAAAATATAGGTGAGGCATATGAAACTCTGAGTGACCCCGCGAAACGTAAACAATATGATTTAGGCGGAAATGGGTTTCCTTTTCCAATGGATGGAGGGGGAGGAATGCCGGAGGAAATGGCGGATATAGGAAATCTGTTTAACATGATGTTTGGAGGTGGATTTCCTGGAGGAGGCGGTCCAAATATACGGGTATTTCACGGCCCCGGGATGCAGCGAATGCATAGTCATGGTACCGGAATAGACCCATTTAACCATATATTCATGAATATGCAAAAACCGCCACCGATTATAAAAAACATTCGTATAACTCTAGAACAGGCTTATTCTGGATGTTCTCTGCCAATTGAGGTAGAAAGATGGGTATTACAAAACGACGTTAAACACAATGAAACCGAAACGATATATATACCCATTCATAGAGGTATTGATGAAAACGAGTTTATTATTTTGCGAGAAAAAGGCAATATAGTAAACGACCAAGTGAAGGGGGATATAAAGATAATGGTTCAAATAGAGAACAAGACTATTTTTAAGCGTTCTGGGTTGGATTTGATTTATACGAAATCCCTGAGTTTGAAAGAGGCATTGTGTGGGTTTGTAATGGAGATACTGCACATAAGTGGGAAAAAAATGACCCTGTCCAATACAAATAACCGGACAGTTATTTCACCCAATTCCAAAAAAATAATCGGAGAGTTTGGTATGGTTCGTGAGAACCTGGTTGGAAATCTAATCATAGAGTTTATTGTAGAGTTTCCAGAGAAACTCACTGATGAACAGACGGGGGTTCTCCTAAATATATTGTAATGTCTGACCGTATGGATTAATGACTGACCATACGGTCAGCATCATGCTTGTTGTATGGGCTATGATGCCCCCCTGGACATCAGTCCACCCAACCAGGCAGTAATGTCTAGATATAGATGTGGATGGGTCTGTATAACCCCATTTTATTGTCTCGTAGCGTGGATATTATTGTATGTTTCTTTGTAAAACACACAATAGATTTGTTAATGTCTGGTTGGGTGGACTGATGCCCTCGGGGCATAATAGTCTATATGACTAGACATTATGAAGAAATGCGTTTGGTAGCAATAGATGAATCGACTAAATAAATGGAGTTCTCCGTAACAATGATATATTCAGTAGCCACCTTGTAAATCTTTGCAATAGGACTGGTATATTCCTCTTCGCTTTTCACGAGCAGCTTTTCTTGGTTATCCTTTACCCCAATGATAACCGTCTTATCAAGAGAACTTGCCCAATAATCAAACATTATTGGCTTGTCGTCAACAATTGCCAGCTTCGAGACGTGTTGCAGTGTAGTATTATCCGGTAATCTATAACCGTTGGATGTTGTAGCGGCGGGCGTTGCTGGACTTCCACCTGCAACCTTTACATTTGAACCAGAAGAACTCATTTACTATGAAATTATAAAATATTTTAGTGTAAATACTTTAAATACTTTATCCTAAATATATTTGATTTATTCCAGAATACTTATCCTAATGTTCTCCAAAACGCCTAAATAAACGCAATTTCGGCGGATGGGATATTTGTTTTTTATAGACCCAAAGGGTATAGATAGTTTTCGCAAACATGGTGTCTACCGAGGAACTAATGGACTGTTTTAGTAAAATAATGACGGGATATCTATTGCTTATGGAGCAATCTGAAATAGTGAAAAAATCGAAACAACTCGATATGATATTGTATAATGGGGCAAATATAGTAATACATGTATTTACAATGCACGTACATTGTAATCAACCAGTGGAGAACATAGTAAACCAATGTTGTAAATCATACATATGTTATTTAGAATACATAGAACAATTGGACAAAACCAATTTAGCAAATAATCTGTATATTTCTGATATATCTATCTTTGTTTATAAACTGACACTAGGAGAACTTGAACTCGGTAATAGTACTATTAGTGTATATAAACCTACTCTGGATTTAGTGTCTGCATTATGGAATGTATTGTTATCGTGGAATAGTTCTTTCTCGATGGGTGCACGTATAGCTATTTGTGATGTATATATGAAAAAGTATTCTACTTTGTTCTCTATTATTTCGGACGCAGGAGCCTTTGTGGAGTATATAGGTATTATACAATCAAAACTGCATATGAATGAGAATGTATATTTTGTATTTTTAAATGAGTACTATAGAATTATTTCTAAATGGAAACGAACAGACAAATTACCGGACACAAACAGTATTCTGGAAAAAATATTGATGTTCCATACACAATATTATTTAGAAGAAAAACTCACTGAAGAGAACATTTCGGTTCTTGTAAAACGACTGTTATGTTAATGTCTGACCGTATGGATTAAAAATCCATACGGTCAGCATGATGCGGGTTGTATGGAACGTGATGCCCCGGGGCATAAATACACACGACCATACATTAGTATACAAGAACGGCAGTTTATTTTTTGCTGGAGGTCTTTCTGCGTCCACTCTTTTGCTTTTTGGCAGTTTTGCAGCGACGACCTCCTTTGCTTACAGGGGAATGTTGTGCAGAACCTTGTTGACCGCCTACTGGTTGTGTGGGCGCTGGTGTTGCAGAACCTTGTTGACCGCCTACTGGTTGTGTGGGCGCTGGTGTTGCAGAACCTTGTTGACCGCCTACTGGTTGTGCGGGCACAGATACTACTGGGGTAGAGGTACTACCGCCATATCGCCATTTTTCACCCTTGTTTTTACGCGTTTTAGCACGCTTAATTGCCTTGGGGTAAGTGATATGCTCTTCATCTTGCACCCTTTTAACAAAACCCACCCAATCTTTTAAAGCCTTATTCACTTTACGACCCATTGGTATATATTTAGAACATACTTTTTTTAAATAAAAAAATGTTATTCTCTAAATATTCCTATATTACTTTATTCCTATATTCATTTTTTAATGACTGGTCGTGTGGATTTTTAATCCATACGGTCAGACATTAATGTCTAGCTGTGTGGATTGAAAATCCGTACGACCAGCATGATGATAAATGTATGGAACGCGATGCCCAGGGCATCACACTATATATCTAGACATTAACATCAGACATGTAATAGTTGTTGGAAACGGTAACAATCTTCTTACGCAATTTGCTTTTCTTTACTTTGATTACCGTGTCTTCACTTACTACACTTATTTTTTCGTATTCTGCCATCAACATCTGTTTGATGAAATCAAATATAAACACCAAAATACGTTCAGAACAATTTCCAACAATCAGACAACTACCTGTTCTAAATATCATAAAGGATACTTCGGTATATTTTTTATTGTCGTCCAATTCACTCATTTTCATATTGCGGTCGTTCGCTAAAATACGACCATTTTGGGTAAGAGGATTAAATCCCAATTCATTATTGAAATAAAACTTGCACTTTACTCCTGGATAACTACATGGGTCATATGCAGTTTCAATGCCGTATTTCTCTGAACGCAATATAGTGTATAGTTTTTCCCTATTGATATAGAACCCGCAATTAAAGTTCGAGTTTATTAATACATTGTCCTCTTGACTATTTTCCAAGAAATCCAATTTATCCGCAATGTATGGCTGTAATGTGAGCAAAATCATACTCCGAATAATGTCAAATAATGCCGCATTCAATACGCCCGGGATTTCCAATTTACCTGTATTGAACACCTTTACGTGTATTTCTTTGAACTCACCTTCATAATCAACCCGCATAATCATGGCAAAACAATTATAGAAGGCATTTTTCACCTTACCGCGACAATTCATAATATCTTTTTTGGAAATACCAATTGTGAGTTTTCGCTCGTCCTTGAACTTTAGGCGTCTTGCTTGCGGATTGTTAATTTGTTTAATAATGTTCTCCGTATAATAATCAACACCCTCCAGTTTTTTACGATATTCTTCGTATACCTCCGGGGTTTTTGAGACAAACTTCATCTGTTTTTTTACCACACCGCAAACTGGACGCCAATATTCTATAATAGGTATATTCCAGAAAACGCCCTGTATATCAATCAATTGATTTAAGAATAATACTTTTGTTTTTGTAGATATGTATAATTCGTCGCATTTAGGCATATCGGTAATAGGCGTTTCAATATTCGTTATAGGTAATTCGATTTGCGGTTTTGATTTAGACGGTTCTGGCATAGAGATGGTAGACCCAAATAAACTGTTCGGTCCCTGCTTGGCTAGAAAGTGCATCCATTCATCATCGACCAATTTTGCCATTATTTAGTAAAAGTAATTAATTAATTTGGTTGGTGTGATTAATGGACACCTATTTCTTTTATATTGTTTTCAATTTTATATTTTTTAAAAAATTATATATAGATAATACTATAGATATGACCTCAACTTATTCATCCCATACGCATAATGAGTATACAAATATTCAATTTCCCAAAAACCCCGTTATATGTAAAAATACAACCACGGCTACATACAATTCTCACCTGAATTATGACGTATATCCAGTTGCAGATAGGTTTGACCCAAATATATCAAGTTCTCCACCGAATACATTTATAAATACATTGAAAAACCGAATGGACGTATATTACACAAACACCAATAGTATGAAATTGAATATAAATTATCATATTACACGCGAACGGGCATTGTCGTTGGGGCAATAATGCGTCCATCCATTTCCCCCCCAATACGCGTATAATTGGTAATAAAAATATGCCAATAAGTTCTCCGTATCGGCATCCGAATTATGCAAACAATTCTCCACTATATCAAGAAACCCGGATGATACTAGGGGGTGATAATTACGTATAATATAGTCAAAATAGGACTGCATTATCTGCCGTTTGTCCATGTTATATTGGATACTAATATCGTTAATATAGTGGATAAATCGGGTTACACCCATCTGAGTTTGTATATTTTCATGCATTTCTTTCCATACACCTGAATGGATGATGGATGCGGACCATTCAGACAAGTTTTGATTTAGCTGGAGAAAATTAATCATACTGCGTATATCAGATTGGTACATATTTTGTATTGCGTCTATTGATTGTAGTTCTATAGATATGTTCTCAGATTTAGCAATATTTTGAATGAAGGTATCTATTTCTTTTTTGGGCAATTGATTGAACCGGATACATATGAACTCGTGCTGCAATGTTTCGTCTATTTTACTTATATAGTTACATATAAGACAAAAACGCACATTATTCGTGCATGTTTGTAAAAGTGTTTTCAGTGCCTGTTGCGCGGTTTTTGTCATGTAATCGACCTCGTCCAATATGACAAACTTAATGCCTATTTCAAATAGGTTTTTCGATTTGACAAATTGGTTTATTTGGTTTCGTATAATATCAATTCCGCGTTCATCGGATGCATTTAGGTGAATGACGGTTCCTTTACTTTGTCCATAATATTTGGATTGATATTCGTTTATAAGATTAATAATCGTGGTGGTTTTACCTGTTCCAGGTGGCCCATAAAACATCAAATTGGGAAAATATCCTTTATCCAAAATATTGCGGAATAATTGGCGGTTCATAGGGTCTAATACAATATCATCAAAATGGACGGGTCTATATTTTTCCACCCAGGGAATAGTTGTTCTCGAAACCGACGTCATTTAATTACATAGTATTACTGTGTCATTAGATAGTTTTATAGTAAAATGATTTTATAAAATTGTTTATAAAATTGAAATATACTTTTATTTTTATACAAAAGGCAATTCACTATTACCAAATTATTAATGCTCTTTTCACTATACGCTTTATTATTTAAAACAATGACTGCTGATACTACCAATACTACCAATACTACCAATACTACCAATACTATTGATACTACGAATACTAATACAATGGCATATCCTCCTATTCCTCCTGCGAATATGGGTAATGAAGACGATTTTGTACCAGGTGAGTTTAGATATTTAGATAATTTCTCCCGCGAGTTTGTACGGGATGCATACAACGTTATTTCACGCAATGAGTGGTGGGGAAGTTTTAGAAGAACACTTCTGAGTAGAGGTGTAGACAATGAAACGGGGTTTATGTGGTCAACTGACCCATTCTATCGCGAAATAATGAACGCAATTGCATCCACTGAAGTGGGTAGTGGCCATTCTGGAACAAGTATCGGATTTTGTATGAGAGCAATGCAACAGATAGCATTATTAGGCGAAAGGGAATATAGAAGATTGCAGATTCAAGCACAAATACGCTCCGCGCAAGAAACGCGCGAAGTAACTGAACGAAGACGCTTCATGGAAATGGCAAGACAAATTATCATGATGGAACAAGCGATGGAACAAGCCGATGCCACTGATAGTCCCTATTCAGTACGTGAACAGACATAATGTCTGGTCATGTGGATTGAAAATCCGTACGACCAGCATCATGCTAAATGTATGGAATGTGATGCCCATGGGCATCATACCACACATTTAGACAATAATGTCTATATTTTGTTATATGTTTTGATATATATTTTCCCCTGTATTTTGTAATATTATAATGTCTGGTTGGGTTGACTGATGTCCCTGGACATCATAATCCACACGACCAAGACAATAAGTATTTTTTATTGGTATTGGTATCTATTTTTCTTTTTGAGTGAAACCATATAAATATAGTTTCATATAAAATACAAAATGAGCAAAAAATCGGGATATTTAGAAATTATATTAGGCCCTATGTTTTCGGGTAAAACTACTAGATTGGTTCAGCACTATAAAAAATACTCTTATATTGGTAGAACCGTATTAGTTATAAATTATGCAGATGATAAACGATATCACGACTCGCTCTTATCTACTCATGATAAAATTATGATACCATGTGTATTTGCAAGGACTATTGCATCCGTAAACGAACTGATACAATCCGCAGATGTTATATTAATTAATGAAGGCCAATTTTTCGAAGATATTTATGAAACGGTATTGGAAATGGTAGAGAACCAATATAAAATAGTGTATATATGTGGATTAGATGGCGATTTCAAACGCAACAAGTTTGGCAGATTATTGGATTTGATACCATACAGTGATGAAATAACAAAATTGAGTTCATTATGTGCATGGTGTAAAAATGGAGCCCCCGGTATATTTTCTCATCGTATTACGAATGAAACCGACCAAGTAGTTATAGGCGCAGATAATTACGTTCCGCTATGCAGGGCTTGTTATAAAAAGGAGGATTAGGGCCATCATCATGCTGGTTGTATGGATTTTCAATCCACACAGCTAGACATTAGTCCATACGACCTAATAGTTTTATTGTTTTTTTAAACTATATAAAGTTTTTTACTAGATTTACATTATAAATGGATATTTGTTGTGAAAAAAAGAAGAGAGGACGTAAGAAGAAGTCGGATGGGGTACAAGAGGCGGAAGCCCCTGCCACTATATCATCTGACAATATTCAGATGGAATTAGAAACCGACGATACGACGGAGGAAACTGCGGATATGACAAAAGACCAGATGGTTGCTGGCTCGAAAAAACGTGGACGAAAACCAAAGGGTGGAAAGCTAGTCGTAAAACAGCAAGAACAAATTGTAAAACCACCAATCGTGACAAATGTCATATTACACTTGAAATGTTCTCTCAATGATTTACATGAATACAATGACAAACTAAACAAATTGGTAACCGACCCCATGTCATACAATCCGGCAATTCCGCCGGAAATAATGACCTATAACGAAGATACCGCACTTTTTTCTAAATATGATAATCTACAACCGGATACAGATACCAATACATCCTATGCATATGAAGATACAACGGTTTCTCATAATACAAATGTATGTAGTTTATGTATGGGAAAAAAATCGGATGATACTCAGAATGAAACGGTGGAGGATGATATAAATATTAATATGAAGGATATTAATGCTAAATTGAAAAAGTTAAAGATAAACTTGTATAAAAATAATTTGGGTGATAAGAAATCAGCGTGCTTTTGGTGCACATATGAATATGATAATCATCCATGTTATATACCAAAATATGAGATGGACGGCACTGTATTTGGGTATGGGTCATTTTGTCGTCCAGAATGTGCAGTTGCCTTTCTTATGAAAGAGAATATAGATGATTCTACCAAGTTTGAGAGATACCATTTGTTAAACCAGATATATAGTAAGGTATATGATTATAAAAAAAATATCAAGCCCGCGCCAAATCCTTTTTATTTATTAGAAAAATATTATGGCAATATGACTATACAAGAATATCGAAAAATGTTGAAAACGGAACATATGCTGTTGGTTATCGATAAACCATTGACGCGTATATTACCCGAATTACATGAAGACAATGAAGATATGATATTGAATATTTATGGTGGAACAAAGAGTAATTCCTCTTCTGTAAACACTGGTGTATATAAAGTGAAAAAACAGAGTGAAAAACCACAAGGCCCTAGTAAAACTACGATTATGCGAGATACATTTGGATTATCTTAATGTCTGACCGTATGGATTAAAAATCCATACGGACCAGCATGAATACATATTATATTAATACATATAAAGGTTTTATACAAATAATACAGTATATTATTCGTATACGATGATAACTATTCAGTTAATGGGTGGATTGGGTAACCAATTATTCCAAATATTCGCGACTATTGCCTATGCAATCGAACATACACATCAGTTTGTATTTCCTTATAGTGACAAACTACTCGTGGGTAAAACGCGACCTACTTATTGGCACAATTTTTTGAAAAACCTCACTATTTTTACTACAAAAAATCCGGTGCGCAAGTGCTCGAATGAACAATTAAACGCATTTCCTATTTTGAAAGAGCCCGCATTTCATTACACGAAAATACCCGCAGTTCCGGCAAATAATTCGATTTCCTTATATGGATATTATCAATCCTATAAATATTTTGAAGCCTACCAAGACAAAATATATTCATTAATATTGCTCTCTAACCAGAAAAAACTTATTCGGTGCAAATATGCGGAATTATTATCTGGTATGGATACTATAAGCATGCATTTTCGATTAGGTGATTATAAGGAAAAGCAACAGTTTCATCCAATTATGCCTAAAGAATATTACAAAAACGCATTATTACATATACTTAATGTCTGGTCGCATAGATTGAAAATCCATACGGACCAGCATCATGCTGGTTGTATGGAACGTGATGCCCATGGGCATCAGTCCACCCAACCAGACATTAAATTACACTATATGAATATCGATAAAGTTCGTGTATTATACTTTTGCGAGCCCGAAGATATGGCATTTGTATCGGGGGTGATAGATTATCTCAAAGGCATCTATAATCTCGTTGAGTTTGTTCATGTACCGAATGAAGTGGAAGATTGGGAGCAAATGCTATTAATGAGTTGCTGTACCGATAATATTGTAGCAAATAGTTCATTTAGTTGGTGGGGTGCATATTTAAATCAATATGAGGAAAAATGTGTGTGTTATCCGAATGTATGGTTTGGTAATGCTATGGCTGGAACCAACGTGGACGACTTGTTTCCACCGACTTGGACAAAAATAGATATATCTGGATAATTGGGTTTACAGAAAATTGATAATATGAATAATATAAAGATAGTACACTATATACATATACACTTAGTAATCCGACAATCTAACAACCTTATAATTTTAAAATGCCTTCCAGTATTAGAAATACCACTTCAAATCCTGTTATTTCGCAGGTGAGAAAGAATATGAAGCGCGAGTTTCGCAAGTCAATGACCTCTCTGCAAGGTGAACTGGTAAATTATGAGTTATATAAATCTAATTATGATTTTATGATGTTTTCGCCTCTTGTTCAAAAATTACATGAAGAATTACACAGTGTGAATAATGAACTCGAAAAATTGCAGTATTCGAATAGACAATTGATATATGAACTCAGACAAATGCATAAAAACGAAGAACGTCTACAAAAGAAAATCAAAAAACTACGTGCAAAACGTTCGGCAAAGGCATCAGTAGAGGACCCTGTCAAGGATTGTATTACGGAGCCCGTGGATGATACTTCTGTAGACATTAATGACTGGTCGTATGGATTGAAAATCCATATGCACCAGCATGATGCTAGGTGTATAGAACATGATGCCCAGGGGCATCACACCATACAACCAGACATTAACGTAGAACACATTGTTTATAATTTAGAAGAGATGTCTATACATGAGACAGAGGAGACGGAAGTTGTAGAAGAGGTTGACGCAAATACTGAACCAGAAGGTGATGAAGAACCGGTCGCCAATGCCGCTGAGGAAGAAGCGGAGGAAGAAGCGGAGGAAGAAGCGGAGGAAGAAGCGGAGGAAGAAGCGGAGGAAGAAGCTGAGGAAGAAGCTGAGGAAGAAGCTGAGGAAGAAGCGGAAGAAGAAGCGGAGGAAGAAGCGGAGGAAGAAGCTGATGAAGAAGCGGAAGAAGAAGCGGAGGAAGAAGCGGAGGAAGAAGTATACGAAGTAAAAATCAACGGTAAGGTATATTTTACAACAAATGAGAAAAGCGGAGTTATTTACGCTATGGACGCAGAAGGTGATGTAGGAGATGAAGTCGGTAAATATGTCAATGGAGTTGCTACTTTTGCTAAATAAATATTTACTGTATAATAATTCATTAATGTCTGACCGTATGGATTTTCAATCCACACGACCAGACATTAAATAAATACATTAGTAAAAAATATAAAAATATTTTTTACTATATAATAAACATTCATGTCAGAAAAATATCCCAAGTTAAAGTTCGGAGAAATTACTGTTCAACATGATGACACTTGGATAAAACAAGCATTCCGATATTTTAATTATGAAACAAAAATTGACCCAACTGCACCTATGGTTATTTTATTTCATGATACAAATGAAATAATATCAACAATGGATATCGTCCCGGATAAAACACTCATATACGCAGAACCATTGGGCGATATGATGCAACCGACCACTATTAATGTCAGGTCACATGGATTGAAAACCCATACGGACCAGCATGATGCTATATGTATGGAACGTGATGTCCAAGGGCATCCCACCACACATCTAGACATTAACATAGGTACTATAACAATGTTTAAACGTAATTATATAGTAGATAAAAATAACGTTAGATACTTGAAAGGATTTAGTGATATCTATAACAATAAGTACAAGATACATTTGCCAGATGCATCTGGATATAATTGTGTTTACTATATTATAGATGCACATTACCCAGATTTAGAAAGGGTGGTGTTGTCTATATTTAAACGTAAGTATGGTACTGATAATTATCGTTTTTTATTTTCGTATGACCCAGAAATAATTACAAAACAACAAACCGAAAACATATTATATAGATTGCTTACTGGATAGGTATAAACTAAACTGAACAAAACTAATATAAACACTATATAACTATTGCGTTTATAAAATGAACCGAGTAGAACAGCTACAAACTATACAATCCAATGCATTGGAATTATTCAAAAAAAAGAATGCGGACTATGGTGACGCATTTGCAAAATATGGACTGATAGGTGTACTTATGCGTATAGAAGACAAAATCCAACGAGGACTATCTATTAGTAAAAGTGGTATTGTATTGGTATCAGACGAAGGTTTAATGTCTGACCGTATGGATTAAAAATCCATATGGTCAGCATCATGCTGTTTGTATGGACTATGATGCCCCGGGGCATCAGTCCACTCAACCAGACA